CACTGGTCGCACGACGTTTCGCCGACTCACTCATCTTCAAGGACGTCTCAGCACTCACACCTTTGACTCCTTTATTATACGCTATTTGTCCTGAATTAGCAACAGACATTTTGTCTCTTGTTTCTTGGGTCGGGGACATACGCTTGAACTTCTTACGACCTTCGACCCATCCAGATCCAGGATGCTCTGTGCGCCTCACGTTGTATGAACCGTCATTATACCATTTGGTAGACTTGACTGCTTGACCACCCATAGCGAGGTAGTCCTCGTCTGACAACCAATTTCGGTTCCAGAAGGCGTGGGGTTGTTGTGGACTGTAGTCCTTGGATTCGAGTCGAGATAGTATCTCGGCAACTTCTGTATAGATAGACATGCTGGTACTCCGTATAGTATTAGTGGGTATGGGAGCGCCAACTCCGCGATACCCATCTATTTATACAAACTCCAAGTTTGCCATACACTCCGTCATACACGCGACCATATTCAACTCAGCATCTGCCACGAAGGCACTTTTGAATTGATAATCTGCAAGGATAAGCACCAACTGTGGGATACTGTTAGGTGCCACACTGTCGCCCATGTTGTCGTAGACGCCACGGAAGATAGCAGCACTGTCCACGTCCATGTTGTTAGCAACCCAAGAGCGCATTGCCTTGAAGTTCTTGTCCTTCAGGTGACCGAACAAGTCAGAGATGTTACTTGAGGTAGACTTACTCAGTACATCGAGTTGAAGTTCCCCGCCTCGCGAGTGACGTTGGAGTTCGTTGAGGATACGTCGCCAGTCAGGTGCGTGACGCATGATCAATTCAGCAACTAGGTCAGGACTTGAGACAGAGACACCCTCTTCCGCGAGGATCTTCGTCGCCCGTTGCATGAACTGACCACATAGCGCAACCATATCTTTCTTGGAGGTGTTGAACTCAACAACGCCACATCGCGAGTGGAGAGGTTCTATGATCTTGTTCTTGAAGTTACAGGTGAGGATGAAGCGACAGTTGGCACTAAACTCCTCGATGAACCCACGCAAGGCAGGTTGGGTTGACTGCGCATTCAGGTAGTCTGCCTCATCGAGGATGACAACCTTGTATCCACCTTGGAGGGAGACACTTGAGGCAAACTGCTTGATCTTACCGCGCAGGGTGTCGATGTTACCAGACTCCGAAGCGTTGATCAGGATGTAGTCAAGATCAAGTTCGTTGCAGATGGCACGTGCGACAGTCGTCTTGCCAAGACCAGCAGTACCAGTCAAGAGCATGTTAGGGATCTCGCCAGTGGCGACTATTTCTTTGAAGGTGTCCTTGAGGTGCTTTGGCAGGATGCATTCTTCAATAGTGGATGGTCTGTATTTTTCGCACCAAAGTGAATCAATCATTATAAATCTCCGTCATCAATGTATACATTATACTACAATTCCCGCTTCCAGTCAAACTGTATGTGGGGTATTTTCTTCCATTCTTTAGGATTGGCGTTTCTCCTCTGTATCATCTCTAGTATGTCTTGTATGTGGTTCTGTGAACGCTGTACGACTGACTTATCATCTGGGTACAAGGTTCCAATTATCTTATCATCTACGTGTACGTTTCGACCCATCCTGTCACAAGGCAAGTCAGCATCCATCAGGACAGGTTTGCATATCTGTTCGAGTCTCTCACGGAACAACTTGTCGCCCATGTGGTATCCGCGTATCTCCTCGTCATACCCACCAGCGTCAAAGAAATCCTCTTTACGCACGGCAAATATATTCCCAGGATCCCCGCCAAATACTCTACAGACGACGAACTCACCTTGTGCTTGCGAGACTTTGTCTGACAGTTCTTGAATAAAGTCTTCGTCCATTATCATATCGATGTCGTGGAAGAACAACCATTCATTCTTTGCCAGTTGCGCTGCTAGGTTTCTGGCACCGTGTGCATTGAACCCATAGTCCTCCTGTATTCTGTATAAGGAGATCCTGTCTGCCCCAACGATCAGTCCATCAGAGATACAATTCTCGACGATAGGTAATGCTGGGAAATCAGAGGAAGCATCGTCAACGATAATTACTTCATCGAACCAAGACAACCACTCATTGTGAAGCAATGCATATAGGCGGTGTGGGTCTTCGTAGTATGGAACACAGAGAGTGATCATACTTTACATACACTCACCGCTGAGCAACGACCACCGAAACCAAAACTGGTCTTGAGGAATCTGTCGTACTGGAGTTTGATTGGGTCTTGGGTGAAAACTAATCGCCCATCTTCAGTGAATGGTTGCTCGAGTCCAGCATTCCCAGGAACGACATCAAGTAACATAGACTCAGCACCCAATGCCAACTCGGCGAGGCAAGAAGCACCCATCATGTGACCAATCTGACCTTTGTTGCTGTAGAGGTATGCTTGTTCCAATTGGGATGACAGAACATCATACTCTATCGGGTCTCCGATAGAGGTGCCCGTGCCATGCCCATTCAACACAGGGTACTTTTTGGTTCCTGCTTGCTTGGTTGCCATGTTGATTGCTATTTTGCCACCGACGCCATCTGGGTCTGGAGAAGTTGGGTGTCCAGCGTCACTGGCAATACCTATACCATCGATGACCCAGCGGATATCTGCCTGACGAGCACGTGCCTTGTGGAGAGGTTCAATGACCAAATACACACTACCTTCTCCCATGACAGTGCCGTTGCGAGAAGCGTCCCACGGTCTAACCTCTGAGGTAGGACTGAGGGCACCAAGTTGTTCGAAGTAGTACATCGACACAGAAGCAGTCATGTGGTCAGTTGCGCCAACAATGCAACGATCAATGCCAGTGTCTAAAAACATCTTACCAATGGAGAGTGCTTGGACACCACTGATACAAGTTGCTGCGACCGACATGGTTGGACCGTGTATCTGGTATTTCTCAGAGATGAGATTGCCGAGGTGTTCGTTCGAACTACTGAGTAAAACCTTGGGGTGCACCTTAGTTGACACCTTTCGGGAGAGTTTATCAACCCAACCACAGTATGAGGTGATACCGCCCTGTATGGTACCGATGATAACAGGAGTGTCTTTGGGTAGGTCATCACCGCTTTGGCGTATCGCCTCAGAGACTGCCATCATACTAGTTCTGACAGTTGGGTCTGCGAACCGATAGTCCTTCGCCGAGATGTGCTGCCTTGCCTGCTCCTCTGTGTAGTCGGCATAGAACATCTTTGTGCTCTTGATCAACTCGGAGGATAGGTTATCGAAGGGGACGTTGTTCGGAGAGGATCCAACCTTCATAGCAAGAAGGTTGTTCATATTCTCTGTCAGGTTACTACCGAGGGGAGAGACAATCCCAACCCCTGTGACTGCAAGTTTCATTCAACAAGTCCATAACAAATAATAAAGGAGCAGTTTTCCTCTTACTCAGGAGACGGGACGCGAAGTTGAAGTTCTATTAGAGAAGACTCTTCAACGGTCACACCGACCAAGTCGAGTTTAAGGTCATCCTGAGACCGCGCTGCCCCGCGAAGGGACTCCGACACCAGAGCGAGTTTAGGGTCATCTCGGGACTGTTTGGTCGGGGATGTAGGAGTTGAACCTACGACCTTCCGCTCCCAAAGCGGACGCACTACCAGACTGTGCTAATCCCCGATAGTCTCAATCGAAATAATAGTATCCCGAATGATATCTTCGTGGACACCATTCTCCTGTACCACAACGATCCTATCACTGACCGGATTATCGTGGATTATCTCACCAGTCACTTCTAAAACTTTGTCTTTCTTCCAGTGCTTATAAGATACCCGAACCAAAACTTACTCCTAAAAAATGGTGTCGTCAGTTACTGACGGTATTATGTCAACTCAAATAACTGGTCATTCTCTTCAACGATACGTGTAACTTCTTCGCTGCTTATGTCCGCATTTGAGACCATCAGGGGCAGGAAATACTCCTCCAACTTGAGTTGTTCTTCTTTCGTAAACCGATCGAAGAACATATCCAGCATTTCATTCGGGTTATGCATAAACTTGCTGCTTGCACCGAACGAGTGTTTCTTCTCATACAAGTATATAGAAGGATCATACAACTGTGTATAATTCAGTTCACCATTGCCTGCCTTCAACTTCAAGGCACAGTTCATCTGAACGTCTACAACACAAGGCATAGTTTCACTGTACCTTGCGAGTTCAGCACCCTTACGACTATAACATACGATCCTGTCAAACCAAATGTCAGCAGTGCCACTAACAGAGGTTAGGCGGTGTAACCAGTACAATAGATCAGATGTAATGGGGAGACCAGCGTCGTGGATCATTTGATTTTGGTTGATTACACCGAGGTGTAGGATCAACCATCCGTTCTGATAGGGTAACCGGAAACGTTCACCGACCAAACCAAGAGCATCAATGTCTGGTTTGGCAAGCAGGGTATGGCGTATCCCACGGTGGCCATCAGGGAGGAGAAAGTCGTCACCATCTATCTTGATCAAGTGAGTCGCGTCAGTAGTCAGGAAATAATCAAGAACACTTTGATGCCCTTTCCCTGGACGACCATTCGATTCAGTCCGAACTATAGGATAGACGGTAGAGACTTCACTCCGGTTCAACTCTTCTACAAACTCTTCGTCGAGGGTGTTGACAATGATAACTACATCTTCAGGATCGACCGAAGAAACTGAATTCAACGCTCTTCCAAGGAGACGTAAGTTACCAGATGTCAATATTGCTGTCAGAAATTTCATAGAATGTCGGATAATCGCTTAGTCGTTTTCGCTGTGGAATTGCTCGCACATCTGAGCAATCTGTACGCACTGGTCACGAAGTTGTCCGATCGCAGATAGTTCTTCACCCTTCACTGCTCCGCGCTGACACATAGCGTCAATCACAGAGATGGTCGTGCGTGAAGCACGGAAGGATTGATCGTACATAGGACGAACGTCCTCAACAGTCAAAGTCTTTTTAGCAGTCATGTTATGCTCCATAGGTTGATGATTTCTCGAGGGCGATGTAGTATGATACACCCGCGACAGTGTTAGTGAATTTAGAGATTAGACGAGAAGAGATCTCAACGTCATACTCACCACCGATCAACTTCAGGTTAGCAATGTTCATCACAAAGGTGAAGTCGTCTGAGTCGAAAGATCCAGGCACAACAATCTCGAATGCGTTAGAGGTGCTGTCTGAATTATCTACAACAGTCAGTTTGATAGCACCATCAGATGCAGTAATTGTCATCTTCTCGTGAGATAGTGCAGCAGCAGCACGGCGAACTCGGTTCAGTGTACTTTCTGACAGAGTGAACTTGACTTCTGCTTCGGGCATAGGAATGTCCTTTGTAGGCGTAGTCAAGATGTTTGCATCACTGTAGAAGTATTTAACTGAAGAGAGACCAGCGCCAGATTGCACTGTCACAAACTCTTCGTTGAACTCAAGATCGGGATCGTCAACAAGACCAAGTACAGCAAGGAACTGGTCAAGTTCGTAGATACCGACAGTCTTGTCGAAAGACTGCTCAAGGTTAGCAACTGCCATGACGTTCTTCGCTTCAGCGATAGTCCGGATTACGTTACCTTCGGTCAAGATGATGTTAGGTTGAATGGTAGCAAAGTTCTTTAGAACCGCCATAGTTGAATCGTTTAGTTTCATATGTTTCTCCTCGTGACAACAGACTCTATTATGCACCAACGGGAATTGGATGTCAACCCCTCAGTGGAAATAATTTGTAGGATAATTCTTTTCATCAGGGTTCCTTGATGTGTCACTTAATTGCGACGTTAATATAGATTATGCTCAGTTAGATTAAGAAGTCAACTGGTCAGACGAAGTCTCTTCTGTCGACTCTTGTGCAACCGCTTCGTCTAACTTGGAGTACAAGTCAGCGAAAGAGAGTTTGGTCTCTTCGTCGAAACGGTTGGTACACATCTCGATCGCAGTCATACGGTCATTGAAAATCGTATATGCTTTGATGATGTGTACCAGTCGGCGAGTCGAGATGATCTCGTCTACGCCACCATCCATAAAAGTTTTACGGATAATATCTGCCCAGTCCACCAACTTGGCGATAAACTCGAAAGAGTCATCGTTGTCGTGGTCGAGGGATACTGCAACCTTCTCGAGAATCTTCTTCTCAATAGAGATGGAAGGGTACTGTTGTTCAACGGTCACAGGGAAACGCTCAAGGAACGCTTCATTCAAGATGTTCGTACCGATGAATCGACCGTCATCTGAACCCTGTCCCTTGGTGTTAGCAGTAGAGACCACGGTGAATCCTGCGGCGGGTTGAATGTACTCGCCAGTCTTCTTGATGAAGTAACCCTTGCCCTCAAGGATAGACTGCAAGCACATAACCTTGGCAGGGTTGGCGAGGTCAATCTCGTCGCACAGCAGGACTGCACCCTGTTCCATTGCTTTGATCACTGGACCTTTGAAGAACTTGGTGTCACCGTCGACCAGACGGAAACCACCAATCAAGTCATCTTCGTCGGTCTCGACTGTGAAGTTGACACGGATCATATCACGCTTCGCCTTGGCACATGCCTGTTCGACCATGTACGTTTTACCGTTACCAGATAATCCAGTGATGAACATAGGGTAGAACATGCCAGACTTGATGATCTGGTTGACCGTCTTGAAGTTGCCGAAGGGCACATACAGGGGGTCAACAGAGGGTCGGAGGTCAGCAGTGAATCCGTCACTGTTAGCACCGAGGGAAACCACAGGTTGAGGTGCTGCCTGCGCGACAGGCGCAGAGATAACAACCTTCGGGGCACGAGGCGCAGATCGGGTACTGCTGCCACTAGACTTGCCCATAGGCGGGAAATGATACTCGCCATTCTCGGCGACGTTGTTCGCATTCAGAATGCGATACAGGGAATTAATGCCATTCTGTTTGGCGACACGTTTGATCTCGTCTTTGGAGACCGTTTGGGGTTCATCACCCAAGATACCTGCGAAGATATCGACTAACTGTTGTGCTTTACTCATAATATAAACCTTTACTGTTTCACTCAATTCAGATACTATTATCGTTCAAATCACGTCCAAAGACAATACTAAAAAACTCCTGCAATATCAACAACTTACGCTACTGCCTTCACTATACTGATCAGCATGGCGCGGTTGCCAGCGTTGACCCGCCCAGACTTCTTGAATGCGCTTCGGAGTTTTGCTTTGCTCGACTCTGAAGTCACATCATTCATGGCAGAATCATTACGCTCCAAACCTTTGCCGCTTACAACGTACATGGTGTCATACCCTGACGCTTTTACCTCAACATGCTCGCCACGGTTAAACTTAGACCGAAGGGTTGCAGCATGATCATAGGAGTAACGTACACCAGAAAATCTAGAGGCAGCATGGACGCCATTGTTGGCACTCTTGCCAGAATATACAAAGTAACCCATGTTGTCAGATCCAGTGGCGTCCTTGTACATCTCCAAGAAACACTCGGTTGAAGCAGCAGACGAGGAAGAGAACTTGTATGTCTGGTTGTTGTATTCATTGATAACAGATATTTTGTTTCGACCGTATGCTTGCAATCCGTCTAAGTGTCGACTGAGTCGCGAATCTGGGGTGCTAGCAAAATCCTCATAGAGTGCAGTGTGAGAAGCGCCATCTGTCAAGAAGATAGTGTGCAACTTGTCCAGTCGGTTCTGCTTTCTGAATTCCAGTGCTTGAGGGATCAAGGTAATGATGCAAGAATCAAGAGGAGTGCCGCCCAGATTAAAGATATTTGAGACCACATCATTACGCAGAGATGCCTGCTCGTCATAAGTCAGTCTGCTGTTTGTAACTTTGCCGTTATAGAAACGACGATATGACAATGACTCACCGAACAGCATTAGTTCGCCAGCAATCGAGGAAAACTGGGTCTTTGACATCTTCTCGTTGAAGAGTTCCAACAATTGCGATTCTGAATCAGAGAGCAAGTCGCCAGCATTTCTGGGTTTGTCTCCCTCCGCTGCGCCTTCATGTAGGTAATCAATGAAACCATACACTCGGAAGGGGACGTTGATCTGTCGACAGAACGCTGCCATCAAGATGGTGTGCTGTGCAACTGCATAGAACTGCTCTTGCATAGACCCTGACATATCCAACATCATAATGAATCCGTGGTTCTTGCCTTCAGGCACAACAGAGACTTTGCGGAAGATATCGTCTGTGATCTTGTAGTTGTTCATCTTCACAGTGTCAAGCGATCCCGTGCGAGAGAGTTTAGTCCTCTGGTATTCAGAAGCAGACTTTCTCATCTCGAATTCTTTGACCATGGTTTGCACAGACTTCTTGTTGTCCTTGTACCATCTGCTGTAGAGGTTCGCTGCTAATTGTTTCCCGTGGTCACGGTGTTCTTGTGCTCGATCACGTTCACCATACCACCCGACATTTCCCTTGCTGAGAACGGACATGACTCTCTTGGTGTCGACTACTCGGTGGTCTGTGTTCTCTTTGATAAGTCGGACAGTGTGGTATTTTGTATATCCGTCGTCCACCTGTACCATATCATCCATGGCATTACGAAGGTTCTCGTCTGTCTGAGATGCAATATCTGAATCTTCGTGACGTCCACCTTCTTGACCCTGAGAATACTCTTCTTGATCGTCGAAGAGTTCGTCGAACTCGTCAGAAGATTCACCTTGACCAGAATTGTCTGAGTCATCCTCGTCATACTCTTCCGAAAGATCTTCTTGCTCTCCCGACTCACCGGATGAATTAGATCCTTCAGTGTCTGACTCGTCGTCGTTGTCGTCGTCTGAGTCTTGATCACCGTCTTGCTCGTCTTCCTTATTCTCTTCTGCCTTCTGTTTCTCAGAGGCAAATAACTCTTCGGAGATTTGTACAACTTGCTCCCAAGTCTCAGCAGCATCAATGCGGTCAATCCAGACACGTTCTTCAGCAGCGAATTTGATACCAGAAGATACACCACACTTGAAGTAAGTGTTAATGCGGTCAATCAAACCCATATCATTGATGGTCTCAATGTCAGCGCCGAAGAATCCATCAGCGAGAAGTTTGCGGTACGACTTGATAAATGAAGAGCGCAGGCCAGGGTACTTTCGCTGGATCAGTTTCTCGATCCGTGCGTCTTCTACAACATTTAGGTAGGATTTGAATGCAGCACCCTTTGAACAGACAGCGTCGTGCCATCCTTCGAGTGGAGTGAAGAGTGCGTGACCAACTTCGTGTCCGGTCATATGATCTTCAACGTGCTTGTCTTCGGTTGCCCAGATTGGCAGGGTGAGTACACGATTTTTAACATCGAAACTCGCAGTCCTGACGTTCTGCTGTTGCACCGTAATATTCTCGGTGGCGAGCAGTTTTGCTAGGGCGGTTTTGTTAGGTGTAGACATCAATTTCTCCTCAATTCAGATACTATTATCGTTCAAATCACGTCCAAAGACAAACCTGAATAACTTGAAGCAAATCAACAACTTACGGAAGATAAAACCTTGATGGGAATTTCAGTTTTCTTCATACTCATTCTCCTTGATTATGTTGCCAATGTCCTTGGTTACTTCTATGGAGTATATCACAGTGATTGCGCCAAAAATCATGGGCGTCATCATGAGACACCCCACGCCGAGAATTACTAAAATATCTTCCATTATCCCTCTTTCTCCAGATCCCATACACCCTTATTCTTTGAGGTGGTAGTGCCTCGGGATCGTTTCACCCAGAGATGTCCGTTCTTCTCAGCATCCTGAAAGATCAGTGCTGTAATAAAGAATGCCGCGATCACCAACAGATGCCCTCCAACGCTGCCAATACCATAGTAAATGGTATTGCCTGCCCATATTGTGAATACCACGCTCCACATCACACTGAGATAAAACATCAGTATAAACTGCGTGAATGGGTTAGGTATGTATCTCAGAGGATTGATCTTTAGATCAAAGAAGAAGTTATATAAATCGTAAATCCAAAATCCAATTGTTTTAAACATCTTGTTGCTCCTTTCTCTTGGTGTCATATTTATCGCCCTGTAAAACTATCATTAAAGAAGTGCAAAACACCCAAATTAAAACCATTGTCCAAGCAAGTTCCCAATCAGTCATTTTAAATCACCAAGTCAAATCTTTACAGGAACAGTTTGGATGAATGTGCTTGAAGAGACAGTGCCTTCGACAAGATCTTCAACGGAGTGAAAGTCTGTGACGAGGGTGTTCATACTGGTCTGGTTTCTGACCGCATCAGCGATCCACTCAACTTCTTGCTCCGCCCTTTCGAACGTGGCGAAGGTGCCGACCATTAAGTTCGGTTCATCGCGCTGGCATAACCATACAACATGCACTTGGGTGTCACTGGTGTATGGACGAGTGCCATACCACGAATTTGAATCTGTCATATTCTTCTCCTCAATTCAGATACTATTATCGGTCAGATCACGTCCAAAGACAAACCTGAATAACTTGAAGCAAATCAACAGGTTAGGATGAAGTTGATTATCTCCTCTGTGTCTTCTGGAGTTTCGTGTGGCATTTCAACGATGCAACCTTTCTCCTCTCCGAACAGAGTTTGTTGATCGCCGAACTTTTCAACGATGTTGGCGCACTTGGTGCGTGTAGTCTGGATGAATTTCTCAGACTGGTCAGAACCACGTTCCTTGTACCGACGTTCACGTTCGGCATCAGAAACGGTTAGGTGGATGATTGTCAGTGAGTCACCACATGCTTCAAAGAAACCTGCGTTGTTCAAGCGATCACCTTCACCGATGATGAGTTCATCTGGTTTGGTAGAGATCCACTCAATTGCCTTTGGCGCTACTGCCATGCTGAGTCTATCAGTGCCACTGAATGTCTCGCCTTCCTCGTACTTACCAAGAATACGAATAGCACCACAGACGTGAGTATCAAGCAGGTCGATAGGACGTTCTGTTTTCCAATCGGCATGCTTCATGTACTCTTTGATAATGGTAGACTTACCAGTCCCTGGGACTCCAATAAGATAGATCACTTTCATACGAAGAACTCCTCAAGTCCTGTTCCTCTATCACGAGGTTCAAAGTCACCTGTGTCGAGAAAGATATTGTATAGATTAGAATCTATTCTACCCATTAACCATGAAAAGTCAACCACTTCATTGCGCGAGTCCCAAAGAGGTTGCCAATCAATGCCATCCCACTTATCAGCGGCGACTTTGTTGATCTCCTCTGCTTGGCGGTCAAGGTAGTATCCAAGGTATCGCCCACGACTGCGGCGAAACAACTTCTTAAACGAGCAGAGAGATGTCTCCATAGCGAAGAAGTCTGCCTTGTCAGCAACGTGGGGATATCGGAGTTTAACTTCTTCAAGCATCTCTCGACCTTTGCCCTCAAGGAAGTCAATCTGTGTGGCGTCGAGTTTGACTCGGTTCGCCTTACTGTCAACCCACTCAGGTTTACCAACTGCATAACACAGACCATTACGGTGCGACTTGGAACCACTGTAGTCGTGCAACCAGAGACTGTCTACGTCGACAGGAATATTGCATGTCTGTTTGAGTGCTTGAATATAGAACCAAGAAGTGTATCGACCAAACTTGTGTAGGTTGTTGATAGTATCCCAGAGAGTGTAGAAATCCTTAACAGGGTCGCCGACGAAGTTTTCCGTCAGTGCTTCTCTTTGGGGTCTTCCTCCGACAAACTGTTTATATGATATGAATTGGTCTGCGAGGTGTCCTTTATTCCATTTAGTATCAGTTTGATAACGAAGACGAGAGTAATTAGAATTATTCCAATCCCGTAGACGTTCCACTCCGACGAGTTCCATATCAGGAAACTCATTCCAAATGACATAAGCAGTGGGCCAATGATATGTGGTGCCATAGATCCATGTTATCCAAAGTTGTTGTTCTGAGTTGTACTCAAAACGGTTGAAGAAATAGTTCGACATATCTAGGGCAGGGTCAACGTCTTGTATCTCAAGACCTCGACCAAACCACTTTATAAATGTTTCTTCGCTCACAGGAAAGCGTCCAACGAGTAGTGCGTTGGTTCAAATAGAGCATGGCGCAACCAGTATTCGCCGACCGAACTTATGGCAGTTTCAACCTTGTCAATTTTCTTCTGCCCAAACCCATGAGACTCAACGCCCTCTTCCTTCAGTTTGTCAAGAACCTTTGTGACAGGCAGGGAGATTGATGGGTCATTGACTGCCCTCTCACGGAAGGCGAGTTGCTCTTGTATGGTAGGGAACAGAGGTTGGTCGACGCGCAGGGAACCAGAAGGGTCAACTGCCCAGAAGATTGTACCGTTGCGCTTGTGCCAAGTCACAGAGGATGGAGTACAAGACATCTTCAGTCTCTCCATACCCGCCTCGTGTGCTGCCTTCATAACTTCCCAGTAAACCTCAGAAGCATATCCACAACCTTCCTTGCCCTCAAGGGTGACGATCTCGTACAGGTTAGCATACTTGGACCGTTGCGAGAAAGTAATGAACACCAGAGCAACAGGTACTCCAGCGTCCTCTAACACAAATGGAGGGTTCTTCACGTAGTTCTTGAACCTAAACCACAGGTTGTGCGAGGACTTGAGGAACTTTGTATTCGTGCCCTCTGGTTGTGTCTCTAGCAACTTCTCAACTTGTTCTTGCGTGTATCGAATCATGGTTGCAGATCCTTCAACTCTGGGTCATAAGAACTTTGATCTTGGACACATTCACCGCGCCAGTTATATTCGATCAACGGAGTAGTCCGAGTATGTGATTCATCAAAACCGGAACGCTTCAGTATGTCAGAAGTAGATGCAAACACTACATTCCGCAACTTGCTGAAGTACCATAAAGGTCTTTCTCGGTTACGCCATGCGCGAAGGAAGGGAGACCCATTTTCCAGTTCAATAGCAACACATGCCATGCTGCGTTTCTTGTAGACTTCGACAGGGTTGTCACCATTTTCTATACAACGCAAGATCAACTCAGAGTCATTACGTGTCTCTGTCTCATACTCCCAAACTTCTGGGTCTTGTGAGATAACACCGTTGTGTGCAATGGAGATTTTATCACCTTGGAAGGGTTGGTTGTGTTTGCGGTCTGACGTTGAGTACCGAGTGTGTCCGATGAGGGTCACATCTCCATTCTCATCTACAAAGTCTTGAGGGTCGTACTTGGACATAAACTGCATAGCAGTTATGGGTTCTTTGATTGTATGTAACTCGCCATTTTTATAGTATGTAACTCCAGTTGCATGTTTGCCCCTGATCATAGATTGTATAAACAGGTTCCTGATCTGTTCCAGATCCCTAACAGAGACACCTTTCATACTAACAGCAAGTACACCACACATTAGAAGAAGTCCTCTAGTGATCCAGCAACTTCAAATGCTTCAGGGTGGTATTGACGGACCATAGACTCACCACCTTCAACTGTCAACCAATCGTACCACTCTTGTTCACCCCACATAGAAGGCGACACTCCGTTCCAATATGGTCGCCACAGTTTGTGTTCTTCGTTCTTGCGGCGAGAGTCGACGTAGGCACGGCGCAGGTGCTCATATTCCCAAGTGCCCAACTTCGCCATGTCCTCTCGGAAGTAGAACACGAGGGACATACGCAGCAGATCATCCACACCAGTGTCAGGTGCTTCAATCGGGGTGTTACCGTGAATGACTCGCATGTTGTCAACGAGCAGTAGATCGCCTGGACGCACATTGATAGCAGCACGGACTTCGGGACAGACAAGGTATCCACCCTTCCAGTCTTTCTTGCCGTCACTTATCACCGTCAGGTTGGAGAACCCTTCGTTCAGAGAACCAGCGTCACGGTGACACGCCATGCGAGCATTGCGGTCTTTGCTGGTGGTATTGACAGTGATGGTAGTGAAGGTTGTGTCTTCGGCGATCAGGAACTTCGGGTCAACCTTGTCAGCAAACTCTTGCTGGCGTTGATGCCGGACTGGAAGTAACTCTTTAAAAGTTTGTTCCAACTTCCGTGCAAACGCATAGCACTTCTCAAATGTTTCTCGGTGATGATCAGTATATGCAGTGGCCCTACCGTAAGGAATGCGAGGATAGCGACCATAGAAACCAGCAATACCGCTCCAAATAGCAGTAGCATAAGATGTATCCGAAATAAAATCCATTCTAATTTCTTTAGCATATAACGCAGCATCTTCAAGACTCATCCCTTTTATCTTTGCTTCAAGTATCGGAAAGAACTCCTTGTACGATCCGAACTCTGGTTCAACCTTAGTGCGCAACCAAACACCGCCACGAATCTCGTCGTCTACTTGTTGTGCAGCAAACTCAGCGAGAGGATCGGAACCGTCAATGTTTGGCGGTTGTCCTTGCTCATACCAACCAAGGACATTCGATTGGTATGTAGTCACCCAGTCACGGTTGCCTTGCGAGTCCTCTCTTGGACCTGCTGCTAGACCACGGTTATTTGATTCAATAGCGGCACCGTACAAACCTTCATATGCACCCAACTGTTCTTCTTGGGTGAAGACGCCTTTGCGGAATTTGAACGCGATACGCTCCTCGTCCAGTGGTTCTTCTTCCATACCACCAGAAGGCAAGTAGAAGTCTGCATCTGAATCGACGACCATATCATAAGAGTCTTCAGTTGCATACTGCCCAAGAAGTTCTGACTGGTCTTCAGTGAACAGAGCGACGTAAACGTCTTGCCCCTCATCACCCTTGAACTTCTGCCAAGGTCGACCGCCAATCGTTACATGTTCCATATCAATTCCTCAATCACTATACTACCATTATACTGATGTAGACTTTGATGTCAAGTCCTTTATATAAACTTCTCCATCATACATGGTATACTCTGCCTTCTTGGTCACTATCTTGATCCCATCGAAAGACAACACCTTTTGTTTGGGTTTCGCTGAAAGCATCTCAGCATGCAGGGAACGTAGATCGGGATAACTCTTCTTCTTTGGTGTATACATTAGTTGCCCTTGTATGCGACCGACGATCGGTGGCGGTCGTCCATGTACTCGTTTGCTCGATCTGCGTGTGGACCATTAGCGTCCACATAATGCAGAAAAACCTGATAGGTGAAGTCAGCGGGGTTCTCTTCGCGCCAATGCTGAATCAATGGACCTCGATAGATAACAGCATCGCCTTCGTCCATTGCGAAAGAACCACCAGTCCAAAAGAACTCCCATTTTGGACCCACGTTCTTGAGGTTGACAGTGACAGAAACATCACACGAAGGTCTGTCTTTGTGTGGCACGAGAACATGACCAGTCGAGTAGATGCGACTGTAATCATAAGAGGGAAGGAGGTCCAACCCAGTCAGTTCAGACATCTTGTCGCAACAGTCTTCGAGCAAGTCCCAGTGTAGACCATACCAAGACCATGCCCCAACTGCCTGAAGATCTTCCATATCAACTTCGGGGCAATTCTTGTGCGCGTCCATCCGATCACTGTGGTGATCACAGACAGGTTGGGCGACAAAATGTTCTACGACTTGTGTCATTTTATAGTAGAGAAGTTCTTCTTCTTGACGAACTCGATCTTGGACTCGAACTTACCATCCAGCATCTCGCCTTTGTGAGAGATAATGAACACGTTTGTGTCGTCGCCGAGGGTGTGGATAATCTTCATCAGGTTATCAATCCCTGCTTCGTCCAGAGAAGAGTCGAAAGTCTCGTCTAGGATCAACAGGTTGGTGCTGATAGAGTTCTTCATCTTGGCAACTTGTCTCCAAGAGAACAGAAGCGCCAAGTCAATGCGCTGCTTCTCGCCTTCAGAGAAAGAGTCATACGAGAACGAGTCACGGTGACGCGAACGGATAGTCTCTTCGAACTTCTCATCAAGATCAAAGTGCACGTAGAAGTCAAGGATAGACAGGTACTGATTGACCATCTTATTGATGACAGGCAGGTACTGCTTGATCACCTTGGTCTTGATACCAGTATCCTTCAACATCTCAGAGACAACAGAGTTGTACGCGGATTGGTCTGTCATACTGTTACGACTATCGATCAGTGCGTGATATTCCTTGGTCAGTACATCGAACTCATCGTTCGCCTTGGACAAGTCAGAATGAGAGTCAGAGAGATTCTCTATCTCTGTTCTCGCCTTATCAGCATTGGAGTTGTGGGTTTGTATGGTCTGTATATTGACTTGAACTTTTTGTAGATTCTCTTGAACAACCAGTTGTCTTTGGTTCAATTCTTCGAGAGTTTCTGTGACTTTGACTCGTTCAGATTGCACCTTAACACCACCAGATTGTAACTCTGATGCCTTCTTCCTTGCTTCGGCGAGTTTACTTTCCTTGAGTTCTTCGCCGATGTCTTGGTCGCACGTCGGGCAGTGGTCGTTGTTCTCATAGAACTTTGTGTCCTTCACAAGAGTTTTTATTTTGGTTTTGAATTCAGATTCATACGAGGTCAACTGTGCGAGCATCTCGTTTGCCTCTTTGAACTTCGGGGTAATCTCTTCACTGATCTCCGACGCCAGAGTCTGACATTCAGCGTTCTCTTTCACGAGTCTCTCGACTTCACGCATTGCCTCTTCGATGTTCTCCTCTTTCTGTTTCTTGGCAACGGAGTTCATGTTAGACATATCGCGGATGTACTTCTTCTGCGCCTCAGTCTTTGTCTCATTGATTTCAATTGAGTGGTATATCTGGTTGATCTTCTCTCGTAGAACAGAGTTGCGTTCTTTGAGGATAGTGTTCATCTTGGAGAACACACCGATATCCAGTAGGTCTTCGATCACGTCCCTTCGGTTCACAGCAGACAATTGCATGAACGGGATGAAGGAAGAAGAACCGAGTACAACCACTTGGTGGAATGTCTTGTGATTCAACTTCAGTATGTTTTGCTCGAGGACTTTCTGGTACTCTTTGTTATGTGAGTTCTGGTTGATCATATTACCGTCAACATAGATCTCGAACTTAACAGGTTTCAGTCCACGAACAACTTTGTATGATTTGGCACCAATATCGAACTCAACTTCTACCCGCATGCCTTTGTTGTTAATGGAGTTGATTAACTGCGCCTTTTTGATATTACGGTGAGACCTACCAAACAACCCATAGGAGATGGCGTCAAGCATAGTGGACTTACCAGCACCATTCTGCCCAACAATCAGCGTATGGTTACATTTATTCAATGCAATCTCTGTCCAATTGTCTCCAGTGGAGAGAAAGTTCTTATATCGAATTATATTAAACTTAATCACAATGATTCATCCTGTATCCACTGTACAAACTCAGTGTACCCGCCAAGGAAGGTATCGTCGACCCAAATCTGAGGGAAGGTATGTGAATGCTTGACCCTGCTGATATCAGCATCTGGGTCATTACAATCAACCAAGTTCTTGTTGTGATTGTCCAGTTCTATTGCAACAGACTTTGCCTTCATACAATAACCACAGTTTGGTATACTATAAATGGTTATCAACCCCATCACATGACCTCCAATGTCTGTGCTTCAGTCATCAAGTCAAGAACTTCATTCTTTATTCTTTCTTTGTCCAACAGAGTCTCTACGTTATCAATGTATGCACCAAGAAGGGTAGAGGTGTCCTCGATTTCCAGTCCATCGTCATTCACATTCTCGCCAGTGAACTCAGAGAAGTCCTCTTGTATCTTTAGGTCATAGATGTCACGTTGTTGAATGCGGTCCAAGAAACGGTCGAAGGTGAACGTGTCAGACTTGTTGATCACAACTACCTTCACAAACTTCTTATCAAAGACAGAAGTGTCAAACTCGCTATAGTCATTCTTCGTGTCATCATAGTACACTTTCTGGAACAGAGTCAGAGGATTATGTACAGGTAACAGTTCCCGTGTCTCTGTATCGAGTATGTGGAAGAACTTATCATCGTGCGCATCGTTCCAGAAGAACTCCATCTGAGAACCGAGATAGTGAATATTCTCTTGGTTCGACTTCACGTGGTAGTGTCCAGAGAGTACAAGTTCGAAACGACGTAGGTTTTCTGTAGACATACCGTGAGTACAAGGTACACCACGCAACATGTCAAACCCGTTCAATTCGAAGTGACCGCCTATGACATCTGCCTTACAGTTGACAAGGAAGTCATTAACCTCTTGCTCGTTGTCTTGACATATCCAAGGAACAAGACCCAACTTCAAACCATCATAGTCGAGGATGCTTGGTTCCATGACGATGTTCACTTCATTCATGTAGTGACCAAGCAGTTCTTTCAACGAGTTGAGTTCGTTTGTGTTCTTAAAATATGTATCGTGATTCCCAGGGATAATGTCCATGGAGATACCATCAGAACGTAGACGCTCAAGGAACACTTTACGATTGCTGTTCAGTGCCTTGAAGTTAATGTACCGACGGTGTTCATAGTAATCACCCAAGTGGACGATGTTCTTGATACCATGATCGTTTAAGTAAGGGAAGAACACTTCGTTGTAGAAGCGTTCTTGGTAATCGATGAATATGTCGGACGAATTACGAATACCACAATGGGTATCGTTCAGTAGTGCAATCTTCAATGTCTATTCCTCAAAGAATCCAGAAAGGTCAGAGTCTGCGCGCACAGTGCGCTTGTTACCGAGTTTCTTTTTATATTCTTTGATTTTAGTATCTTTGTCTTTGACATCATCAATACGACGACGGAGGTTATCTACAAAGGACTGTACTGCCTTTGCAACTTGCGGGTCTTCATTGGGGTCAACCATGAACTCTTCAAGACCAGACTCAGCGAGGAACTTCAACTTCACGTCCTGCTGCTTCTTCTCTTTCTGGATACGTCGGAGAAACGCATACCAAGAGATCTGAGTGAAGTACCCGAAAGCATTTGGTTTACCTTTACGAGTTGCTGCGTCGATGTCATAGTTTTGAACTGCTCGGAGGCAGTTCTCAACGGCATCCATCACCATCTCTTCACGGTATGTGTACCGCACGAAGTTAGACTTGTGAGACAACCCTTCGGCAATCTTCAAGAAACACTCGGCGACATATCGCGGCATCATAGGGGCAGGTTTATCATCTGCCTTAGCATCCCGCACGGTCTGGACATAGTCCACAACTGCTTGAGAGAACTCAGCGTTGTTGACATAATGTGGTCGTTCACTTGGTTTCATAATACATCCTCGAATAGAAGACTCTATTCTACTATAATTTTAGTCTTCTGTCAACAACTTCTTGTTTGGTGGGAAAGAGAGGACATTACCCTCAACGCCAGTTGCACTTATTTCCTCGGAAGCGCCCAACATTTCTTGTATAGTCTCAAGGGAAGAGACATATTGCTCAACAACCTTGGCAGAAGGAGAAGATATTGCAACTACTGTCAATGGGTTTATTGAGATAATGTTTTCCATATTATCTGAATATGATTGGAACGGACGGAGAATGTAGTATGTACGAATTTCGTCTTCGTCGTCATACTCTGCTGGTACCATATCGAGCACGTGACTACAGATGAAAGATTCTTCATCTTGCTCGACAGTGACTGCCAGCAATTCCTGTCCGGTGACTATCTTGACCTGTACTATTTTATCTTGATCGATGTTCATATGTGCACCTTGTGTAATTCAAAATCGAATTTTTCTCTGTTGTACATCTTGACCCTCTCTTCTGCGTGTTTAAGGGTGAAGTTCTTTTCATCCGAATAAGTTAGATCGTCAGACAGATCGTACAACTTTGTATCTTGCCCGTTATCTGCTTTCCTCAGTCCTCTTCCGATGGACTGAAGAACCTTGACTTGAGACTTCGAAGGTGAAGCAAAAACGATATTGTGAAGATTGCGGATGTTAATGCCAGTACTGAATGTCCCAAGACTAGCAACGATAATTGCGCCATTAGATCCCTCTACTATACCACGAATCGCTTCGCGGTCTGTAACGTCAGTGCCACCATGAACATAGAAGACTTGATCGTGCTTCTCCTTGATCATCTTATATAGCACTTCCCCGTGTTTCTCAACATACTGATACAGCACCAGCGTGTTGCCCTGTTGTGTCAACGAAATGTTACGTATCAACTTGTTTCTTGGTTCGTGTCCGACGAGGAAGTCTACTTCTTCTTGATATGTCCGACCTTTGTTAATTCTACGCACTTCCTTCGGATAGTCAAGCATTAACATGTCTATCTTCAATTTAGCGAGCGTACCCTTGTCCTGTAGGTCGCGAGTAAACGTCACACGCTTGGTTGGACCGAATAGTCCCTCAAGTACCAGTTTGTTCACTTGTGTCCCGTCCAGTGTACCAGTGGTACCGAAACGATACTCTGCCTCGGAACACTTGTTCATCATAGTAGACAAGGACTTTGCCTTGAACAAGTGGCATTCGTCTCCGAACACACAACCGAACGCCTCGAACCAGTCTGCTCCGAGTCGATACACTGACTGCCAAGTGGTTACGATAACTCTCTTGCTGGTCTTCTTGTCTTTACCTGAGTAGATCTTGTGTACTTCTTCCTCTACGTCCATACCATAGTCGGAGAAGTCCTTGTACATTTGCTCTACAAGGGATGTGGTCGGAACCACAACGAGCACTGCCTTATCGTTGTTCTCGAGGTACCAACGCATAAGGTTATAGATGATGAACGACTTACCAGAACCCGTTGGAGAGAGCAGGAGACAACGCTTCCGCTCTATACCATGGGTGATTGCGTCATACTGGTAGTCGCGGGGAGCGAAAGGCATCTTCCACAGTGCTTGGGAAGAAACCAAATTCTGATGATCCACCTTGTTGCGGTCGTTGGGGAGTCCATAAGGACTATGCTTTAATTGAAGGTGGTAGTGGCGGTCAGAAGCAAACTTACATAGTTTGGTGTACAGACCTACGTTTAACTCGCAAGTCAGGTTATTGAATAAGCGAATCTTACCGTCCCACTGCTTGCGCTTGAACGCAGGCATAAACTTTGCTCCAGGGACCATGAACGAGAAGTACTCGGAAAGTTCATGCCGAACACCTGGCTCGCATAAAACTGCCATCATAGAGTGGTTCTGGAGTTGGACAGTAAGAGTTGCCATTACTCAGTTTATAAACCTTTGTGTTATGATCCTGCTTCAAATTGACGCCATCGGATTACGTTTGCAATCGTTTGGTGTCTCCATTTTAGATTATCTATAATCTCTCGAAGGGTGTCTACCATTGTCTTATAGTACACAATCTTCGACTCGCTTTGCTGGATCTCTGGATCACTGTCATAGTAATACGACATATCACCTTTCATGACCTTCAACCCATCAAAGGGGTCAGGATCCCAACCGAGCGCCTTGACTTCCTCTTCAGACATTTTGCCGTTGTACCAGAGGAACTTGCTCTTGAGGAGAATCTGTTGTTTGTTTTCTGCTCGACTCAGGAGCAGTTTTGCTTGGGTGTGGTAACCAAGGTATTTGGCGTGCAACTTGGGAGTATCACGGGAAGCGTCATCAAGTTTATTGCCAATCTCACAGTCCTGTGCCCATTGGGCAAGGATACCATCTAAATCCATATAAAACTCACACTATGTCGAAATAAGAAAACCTAAAACTCGCAGGGAAAGTGACGTACTCAACTGATTGGTTCTGTGCCTCAAACCGTATGTCACCAACAGAAACAGGAACACAATCAATGTACTTGAAGATTTTGTTCTTGTTGTTGTGGGAAGTGAGTGCAGTGATGTGGATGTCAGCAAAGGTCGGGACGGTGGAAGTCTTTCCAGCAAAGTTGTCCCGTGCCGTTACTTGTTCGTTGTTGACCAACCGAAGCAACCAGTTGTACATCTCTGTGTATGAGTTCAGGTCTTCGTCAAGAAGAACTTCCATTGTCAACTCACCATACTGCATTTGATTCCCAGGCATTGGCACACCAGCGACTCGTCGGAACGAAGTCTCGACAGCAGCGTTTGAAGCGCCTGGATGGTTGACTGACTGAACAAAGAACTCGAGGTTGCCGAAGTTCTTGCGGTCAATAGTCACCTTGAATCCGGTAGGTTGAAACAGATTGATGTTTGATGTTAAACTATTACTCATTGCACTTTCCTGTGGAATGCCTCTATTATACTCTATTTAGGATGAAAAGACAATGGGAATAAAAAAAGGGCGTCTCAAGAGACGCCCCATAAACCCTTATTATTATTTTTGGGTTTTGATCCTAGGTAGCAGGATTCTTACATCGAATTACGCAGATACCATCAGGTTATCAACGCGCATGATGCGGTAGTACTGGTTGCTCTTAGCAGCAGCAAGACCATTTGCTGGAGTAGCACCAACGAATGGGTTAGACGCCATACCATAACGAGTCTTGAACCCGATACGTGGTTGGAAGTCATTCTCGCCAACAGCGCGAACCATTTGCAGTGGTACGTATGGGCAGTAGAAAACACCTGCGTCATATGGGTTAGTACCCTTGTATCCAACAGTTACATAGTCAGCAACAGCATATGGATCGATGTAGATGCGCATACGACCGTTCAGTACACCAGCGAAGGTGTTACCAGTGTCATCTACCTGCAAGTTAGCAGAGATTGCTGGAGTGTAGTCAAGCATGCCAGAAGCAACAAGAGCAGTAGCAACGTCAGAAGAGACGATAGCAACGTTACCCTTACCACGACGAGTTTCCTTCGCGATAGTGTTTGCTTCACGATCAAGTTGAACCAACAGACCCTTGAACTTCTCAACCGACCAACGACCATCAGCGTCAGTGCTCAGATCGAAGATACCGTTTACAGCAGTGTTTGCAGTAGTGGCACCAGTCTTCGCTTGACTGTTGATAGTACGGATAACTTCACGGTTGATTTCAGCAAGAACTTCAACAGAAAGGATGTTAGCAAGTTCTGCTTCTGCTTCCAGACCGTGGATTGCTTTCAGGTCTTGAGCAAGTTCGATAGTGTACTCTGCCTTCAGTGCACGAGACTTTGCTTCAACAGCTGCTTTCTCGATAGTGAAACCCATCTCAGCGAAGTCACTTCCAGTGTTTCCGAGTGCTTCAGCGTCAGCAGTTGGCATACCGCCACCGACAGTTGGACCAGTACGGTCGTTGTCAATTGAAGAGTCACCGTTAGAGTCAGTCAGTCCGTCAAGACCAGAAGGTCCGCCAGATTGAGTAACAGAAGAGTCACCAGAGAATGGAGCGATTGCTTCACCAAACAGTGCTTCGTCGCCAGAAGTAGCGCCACCACGAGTAGTCTTGTACTTGCTCTTCATAGCGAAGATCAAACCAGTAGGACCAGTCATTGGTTGAACACCACAAACGTCGTATGCCATCAAGTTAGGCATAGCACGACGTACTAATGAGATCAATACTGGATCCCAGTTAGCAGCAGCAGGAGTAGCGTTGGCAGCAGTTTCAGTCATGAATTGTGACTGAGCGCCTTCAGCGATCATTGCTTTCTCTTGAGATTCAAGAACAGCAGCAGTTACTTTACGACGGTACTGATCAGTGATCGGTCCGGCAGTTTCTTCGTTCAGTACTGGTGCCCACTTGGCTACCAGTGATTCGTAGTTAAGTTCCATTTATATTCTCCTTGAATTAATGGGTTATCGAGTAGTTTTGCGAATTGCAGTTAGGTAACGCTCCATTGAAGGAGAGGTATCTTCAGAGATTGCTACAGGAGCAGTTTCTTCAGCGATTACTTCTTCAGTTGCGTTTGTTTGCTTGGCGAAGAATGATTCCTTGACAGTAGCGACTTTAGATGCAAATACTTCTGCGTCTTCAAAGTCTACACTTTCAACAAGTTTCTCAAACTTCTCTGCCTGAGTTTCAGCAAGATCAGAAACTGCTTCAGCGACGATTGCCGCACGTTGCAGTGTCTCAACTTCTTCGCTCATAGCGATTGCATCAGCAGTAGTCTTGTTAAGTGCCTCTTCGAGTTCCTCAACTTGCTCTGCCAAATCATCAACGAGGTCAACCTTAGATTCTGGTACATCGATGTAAGACTCAGTGAACAATCCTTTCAGATTCTCCATGAAGTTCTCAGCGATCTCTGCACGTAAACCGTTCTGGATTGCAACAGCGTTGTCTGCCATCCAGTTCTCAACCACGTAGTTCAGGTAGGAATCTACTTTCTCAACGAGTTCTGAACGCTGTACTTGAGTTTCCTCAGCAAGACGCTCTTCATAAGTAGATTCAATTCGCTCAATTTCTTCAGCGAGTTGTGACTTCAATGCCGCTTCAAAGATTACAGCAGTTTTTTGCTTGAACTCTTCGGAAAGAGTTGCTTCAGATTCGACCAGCGCATCCAGTTCTTCAGAGTAAGATGCTGCGTCTTCTGCAACAACTTCTTCTTCAGAAACTTCGATGTCTTCGCCCATCATTTTTCCGTATGAAGCTTGCAGATCTGCCTTCTTCATACTGTTCAACTTACCATACATTGCGTTGATCATGCCTGCTTTAGTCTTTGGCATCGGATCGCTGTTCTTCTTATCACCAGTTCGTGCAGGTGCTTGAGAAGTAGAACCAGCGGCAGCAGCAGTAGCAGCTACAGATTGGTCTTCAGCGTTCTTCATGTCATGTCCTTCAGCGACAGCATCAACGAGTTCCACATTTTGCTCTTGATCCATAATAGGACTCCTTATTTAAAGGGTTTCTTTAAGATTAGAGAGGAAAGATTTGAACTCACGAGTCTGCTCGGCATACGAGTATACCTTTGCAGAAGGAGTAACGATTTCAGTCTCTTGTTCTTCACATATTTCCTGAGCGACCAGAACTCCTTTGCTCCAGACCCAGTCTACACCTTCCATAATACCATTAACGAAAGCATTCGGTGCAGATGGATCTTGTACGATATCAACCGTACTTAAAACAAAGTCGTCTCCGACATACGAGGACCCGCCTCGTTGCTCAAGACTACCCATACCACGAGTTGAGACACCAAGGTTGACACCGCCTTCAAGCAAACCTTTTACGATTTTACCCATAGGAGTATCAAGGATTGATGCCTTTCCGATCACATCATTGCCTTCGAAACGAAGATCAGTGATGAGATGCGAAACTTTGTCGAGGTTGACTGTTGGACCTTCAGGGTGGTTCAACTCGCCAACCGCTCGATTCTTAGATACCTGCTCTTCAACATACTTATTAACCGCTCTCTCCATAGTTTTCTTTGGATAGATACGACCATTCCGGTTCTTTTGCTCTGCTTGAGCAAACACACCTTCAATCACATAAGACTTTTCACCTTGCTCATTTTTCTCAACGATACACTGTACGTTCTGTTCGTTGAATTCAGCAATCAGTTTCATGTCAGTTCCTTGATAGCAGTCTCGATTGATTTAATAGCATCCTTTTCAGAACGGAAGGTGTCGAGAAGGTCACCGTCAATATACGCAGTAAACCCTTTAGGGGTCTTGTAGACCTGTGTGCCGATTCGCTTGTACTTCTTGCTGTGCACAAGGTTGCCGGCAGGTTTCTTATTACGTATTTCTGAAAAGGTTTTCATAACTATTATTTATACCTTATTTATTCTTCAGATGAAAGAATTTCTTCTACGTCTGCTTCTGCTTCTTCGTCGCCGTATAACCCGAGAGTATCTTCTACTTCTTCGTGTTCTTCGTCTGACCCGAGGTCAATCTCAGCGACAGGTTCTTCAACCTCTACTTCAGCAACAGGTTCTTCAACTTCTGTTTCATTGTCCAAGTCACTTATCAATGCGTCCATTGAGAAATCATCGACTTCTGCTTCAAGTTCAGCAGCGGCGTCTTCTAGATCCTTTTCGCTAACCTCTAGATCAGTTTCGCCGTTAAAGACTTGACCAGCAACTCGAACTTTCTCTGCTTCAAGGGCATCATACACCTTTGCTGACATAAGGTCGGCAAACATCTTCTGCGAGTCCAAAGCGTTGCCACCAGCAATGGCGTCCAGCATGTCTTCAATAGAAGGGGTAATTACTTCAACATCTACAGTTTCATTATCACTCATCATTTTCTCCTAATTACGAGTTGTTTTCTTCATCGTCTTCTGGCATATCACCAGACTCGACTTCTTTATCTATTTGCTCTTTCATCTTCTCCATTTCTTCTTCAGTGAAGCGGAAGATATTCTTCATTACCCACTCTTTGCTTAGGTAATCACCAACGTACTGTGCTGCTTGGTCCATTGTCTGGAGTTTGGATGCCAGTACTTCTGCGTCCTTGAGTTCAGTGTAGTGATTGTCTTTATAGAACTCTACACGGATACGGTTAGAGAACAACTCTTCCCAATCACTATCAGTGATTACACCCTTCAACACTAAGTTTTGTCGCAGGATATGGAAGAACAGTTTAGAAAACCTAGAACGTAATCTAGATATAAACTTCTGAAACTTAATCTCTTCTCGGTTGATTTCAGTAGCACGACCCAGAGAGAACGCTTGCTCTTGCTCAAGACGAGATACTGGCACATTCAGTGCTTGGTATACCTTACGCTGGAAGTAACGAACGTCATCGATCTCGCCAAGGTTCTGACCGCCTGGAAGTGTTGACACCTCAGTACCACGACCGCCTTCACGACGAGGTAACCAGAAGTCGTCAAGCATAGACATATGCTTACGTGAGTCCTTTAGTTCGCCAGTCGCTTGGTCATATACCAGTTTGTTTCTGTAACGGGTCATCAGGTCGTTTACCATCGCGTCTGCCTTACCCTTCGGCAAGTTGCCAGTATCAACATAGAAGATACGACGCTCTGGTGCACGTGCCAGACGGTAGATGATCAAGGAGTCTTCCATCATGCGCAACTGGTTGATTGGGCGCAGTGCTTTGTGGATATGGGAAACAACCTTCTTTCTACTTTCATCAAGTAACCCAGAGGTGATGTAACTGACGGAGTCGTTGCTCAGACGTACAGCGTTGTTCTTTGGGTCAAGAGAATGCGAAGCACTGCCCTTCTTATCAGAGACTGGTTTCTCATTGTAGATGTAGAATTCTTCAACAGAATCTACAAGAGAGATGCCTGTGTTTGGGTCGGTCTTCTTCTTGACGTTTTTAACTTTACGGATCTTGGTGGAGTCAACATAACGGACTTCTTGTATGCCCTGTTTGAGATTGTTCTTGTCAACTACCAAGTGGTGGTACATGCGTCCGTCGACGTACCAAGAACGAAACATATCATGAGCACGTTCATTAAACAGTAACATGTCTAGGACAGTTTGAAACTCTTCGTGAATTTTGTTCTTGATATTCTTTGAGACTTCGACCGCGTCGAGGTTCAACTCAACTACGTTCTCGTCGTCAGGAATTACAATCGCCTCATTGACGATTTCTTCGATTGCCATATCGACTTCTGGGTGAGTCGCAGAAGAGCGATATTTGTTTATAAGGTCTGCTTGATCTTTGACTTGAAGATCAGCATATATGTCCATGTGCGTTCCATAATGAAATGAGGGCGAAGTGACATATCCTGCGCCATCGTCATCAGTAGGGGCAACAACAGATCCCATGCTGACTGGTTGGACCGCATCTTCGTCCTTCTTTGCTCTTTTAATTTCGAACCCGAACACTGACACTGCCATTTTTTGTTTCCTATAATTGTGAAAAAAGCAGGGGAGATTTCCCTCCCCTGCTACTACTTATACAGACTCTCCAAACCTTAGTTGGTGTTGGAGTTTGTCCAGTAGTCGTACTCGATCGTAACAGAGAACTGCTCAATCTCACCCGCTAGGGAGTAATCGAGGTCAATTGACGATACGTTAGTTGGGAAACAGTTCTTCAGTTCATACTTCTTAACTGCGTTTCCAACTTGATCAAGTTGCTGTACTTCCATAGTGGAAGTGTAAGTGACACCAGAGTTATTTGCCTGAACGCCTTCGTTCTTCTGGTGACTGTTCATCCCGTCCATCCAAGTTTCGAATGCGTCACGGACTGCGAAGTTTGTATCGTTATAGATGGTTATTGTCCATGGTTCGAAGGTACGATCACCAGCGAGTTTAACGATACGCCCACGGAATGGGACTTCTACAGGGTTGACGGTTGAAGCAGGAAGTTGTGCAGCACGACACATGAAGTTAGTCAGATCCTTGTTACCACCAGTATATCCTGGGAAGTTCACAAGTACTGAGAACATGTTCGAACGAGCACCGCCGCCTGTCAACTTTGACCGGAAGTCATCTACTTTTAAAATTGCCATTGTTATATCTCCTTAGATGTCTTCGATTACGAAAGAGTACCAATAACTTCTTCAAAATCAATTCCAGAGCGAGTAGCAACGAAGTTGAGTGTGATAAAGTTAATTGAGTACGCAGGTTTGATGAATATTGACGCGACCAGTTCGTTACGAGCAATCACTTCTGGAGTGTTGTTTCTCTCGTCACACTGAACGAAGAAATCCTCAATACCACGTTGTGCTTGAATACCGCGAAGCAGTGGTTCGACGATCGCTACCATTTCTGAGCGAGTAAATTCATCGTTAAACTCGAACATAAAGTTGCGAGCAGCGAGAGCGACTGATTTTTCAACCGCGAGGAACAAACGACGTACATTGATGCGATCAAACGCAGATGGACGTGATTGCTTAGTCTTGTCTCCGAACAACAGGATACCGCGACCAGAGAACTGGACAATTGGGTTTACACCCTTCTTGTACAGACTGTCACGCTCTGCCTTTGTAGGAGAGTAAGAAAGGTTAGTTACACCGAAGTATTCACCACGACGCTCACCAGCAGGAGAGTACCATGGACCGAAACCAGCATCGGTTGCCGCCATGAGACCAGCAGTACTGGACGCAGCAGGAACATAGATGTAGTTATCGTTATACTTATCGTAAACACGGAGGAAGTTGTTATCAACAAACAGGTAGTTAGAACTTGGGAACCTGTCAGTAGTGCTCAGAGTATCTGTCACTGGGTTGATGTTATTAACAACCGCTGCGCGGTTTGGTGAAGTTACTACAACGCAATCCTTACGAGTAGCGCCAGCGATACCGACAAGGTCAGCAACAACAGACACTTGATCGTCAGCAGTGGTCATGCCTGGAGCAATCAGGATTTGAACGTCGATCTCATCCTTGTCTTCGAAGTTATCGAAACCAAGAACGTAGTCGCCGAGATCCAGCGCAGAGTGGTCATTACCACCACCAAGAGCGCCACGAGCAGAGTCGTTGGACCAAGAAAGGTTAGTTGCGTAGTCAGTAGAAGTACCACTTGGAGCAGTGCCCCAGTTGTCTCCGTGAACCATGTTCACTGAATCAAACTCGCCGAACCAAAGGTACTCAGAACCGTTGTTGATGACAGACTTAATGAAGTTGTCTCCACCATCAACAGTCTTTGCGCCAGTTGCAACAGATACGTATGGGAACACTTCAAGTACAGTGCCCTTGGTACCAGTGATAAGACCATCACTATCGACAACAGCAACGTGTACTTCGTCGTTAGTTACAGTTCCTGCCTGTTGCTGTGCCCATTGAGAAGTTCCTGGAGTGCCATCAAAGTTGCCAGCGTAGTCCCAAGAGTTGAATTCAGAAATGGTAGTTGCAGAAGATGCAGATTCACCGGATTCAATTGCAAAGATAGAAACTGCAAGAGAGTTACCGAGTTGGCCTGGGTACTTAGCAACGAACATGTCAGAAGGAGTTGAACGCTCAAAAGATTGCTCGTTCTCAACCAGAGTACCGACACCAGACATAGTTGCGTTATACGCAGAGTCGGTGGCAGCGCCTTGTGATACTTGACGGTTTACGATAAGGTTTCCAGAGTAACGGAGATACTGCGCAGCAGAGAAGTAGTCAACAGCGCGAGTCTGGTCGGGAGTGCCGAACAGAGCAGCGAGTTGTCCTTCATTCTCAACACGAGTAGGTACGTTCACTGGTCCCCACTTGAATTGTCCCACAAAACCGGACAAAGAAGTTTCGACGTTTGGTGCAACACCAGTTAAGTCGATTTCTTTGACAACGATTGCTGGAGACACAGAAGGTGTAGTTAGTGCCATTTTTATTTCCTCGTTTTCGATCGAAAAATTATATGCATGCATTATAAGGAGGACACTCAGAAGAGTGTTCAATGCATATATTTATACCAGATCGAATCTACAAGGTCAGTCTTGATGGTACATGCTCCAAGGGTCGAGTTTGTCCTCGTATGATATCTCCTCTACACCATCGCAGTGGTATCCAAAGGGAGGAACATCATCTTCGATCTCTTGCATTCTTCTTTCGAACATCATCTTCTTCACATCAATGTCTGTCATCTCTGCAAAGAAAGTAGTTTGCACCAAATAACCTAACATGACTATATTCATGACCAAGTCATCATGGTTCCCGTCTGATGCCTCATAGGAAGCACCTTTAGATTCAAACGTAGAGATCTCTAGTATAGTGTTTTCGTCTACGATGTCAAGTTTTTTCTCTTCCATTAAGTCCTTGAACCCTGAGCAACCAAGTCGCTTGGTTCTTCGGGTCATTTCCACACCGATGCCAGATGATTTAACCATAGACTCCATGTGGACATTCTCATATTCCATTTCGTGGTATATCCCGTTACAAACTACTGCACCAGCATCGTTGGATTCAATTACAACGTATGCCTTGTTGTACGAGGTTGCCCATTTATAGATTACGTCTGGGTAGAGGAGAGGAGAGATTAAGTTGTTACGATACACGGCAACCTGTTTGAAGGGTCTGCTGCTGATGTCGATTACATTGAAGGTAGAGTAATCCTGCCCTCTGCCCTTCGCCACGTCTACACACATAACGTATTGTGACCCCTTACGAGGTTCGTCGTATATAAGCAGGTCGCCACCTTCAAGTATCCTCTTTGGACGACTTGCAACCAGACTCAGTAGAACTTCTGGGTTTATTAGCGTGTTACCTGTACCAAAGAACGTGTTACCAAATTCTTGGTCAAACTGGATTTGCGAGGAGTTTGCAACGGTCTGTTCCTTCCACGCTTCGTCTCGGCCAGGAACGTCCCACCAATCAACGCGGACTGGTTTATACTCGTTTACTTTCTGTACAGCAC